CGCGCGTCCGAGACATCGAAAGGTGTCTTCCAAGAACCCTAAGGAGGTTTTGACTGTGTCATCACCGTTTGTAAGATTCAGAGAAAAGATCTCTGCCCCTCCGCCCGCTAATAGCGTGCAGATCGGAGTCTTCGAAAAACGAAGAAAGTCCGATGACAAGGTTGTTTCCACCCAGGTCATTAAGACCGGTGGTGGAACCAAATCCATGTCTATCCAGCGTTGCTGGGACCAGACGAACCAAAAGGTTCAGACTCGTCTCAGACGTCCTCCCCGTAGGAAAATCGGTTCACACTTCGTGTGGATGGATATTCCCGTGAAGGATGGCAACGGAAAACCACTTATGCGAATGATCGAAGGGGAATTACTCCCTGTCGTTCGTCGCAGAAAGGTTAAGGTTACCGACTTCTCCAATGACAACAATGGAGCCATTGACGGCTTCAGTCATCAGGATAAGGGATATAGGGATGGGGGTCCATTTCTGACCGCCAATATCTTACTTCCGGCGTTTACTGTGAAGGGCCAAGGTACATTTAAGACGGTTCCTGAAGATTCAGATCCGTCCTTTTATTACTTGTACAAGGGTGGCTTTTCGGATCCCGAACTTACTGGTGACCTGATTTCCGACAACGATTATCAAAAAATCGGTCGGTTACCAGGTCCCACAGCCGGGTTCCTTCCTTCACTTGATGACATAGGCTCTCAGGCCTATGCGCGTCTTAGGCCACAACTTGAGAAAGCAGGGCTGATGGTTGCCCTTCGCGAAGCGAAGGACATACCTGGAATGCTCAAGACGACTGCAGGTAACTTTCGTGACCTGTATCTCGCCATGGGTGGTTCCAAATCCAGTCAGCTTATGCACCCTAAGTCTGTAGCAGACTCATTTCTCAACCACCACTTTGGGTGGGTCCCCTTTATCAAAGATTTACGTCAATTTCATGACGTATTTCAGAATTCCGAAAAGTATATCGACCAAATAAGTCGAGATAATAATCGGTGGATAAAGCGGGTGAGAGTAATGGAGACGACAGAAAAGGAGACACTTGTTTCTAAAGGAGGCATCACCGGGGCTGTTTCACCCTGGATTGGTGCCCCTCCTTGGAACATGTGTCGTTCCCAAAATGTCCCAGGAATTGGTAATACGATGGCCAATTGGACCATATCCGAGCAGTTACAAACTCGAGTATGGGCGATGGGTCAGTTTCGTTATTACCGTCCTGAGTTTGACTTGAGTAACCCTGACTATTCCAGTCAGTGGAACGATCTCCAAAGAAGACTTCTCCTCTATGGAGCTCGCATCTCTCCGTCAAACGTCTGGAAATCGACGCCGTGGACATGGCTCATTGATTGGTTTTCAAACATCGGGGATCATATTGACCTCGTGAATGACATAGCAATCGATGGGATCGTGTCCAAGTACATGTACGTAATGAGGCACTCTGTCCGTAGATTCATCCTGCGAAGCACGATGTACTACTGGCAGTCCTCATTAACCCTTGATTGGATTCGATACGTTGAAACCAAACAACGGCAGCGTGCATGGACTCCTTATGGGTTTAATCTGTTTGGCAAGGATCTTTCCGCCAAACAATGGGCAATATTGGGTGCTCTTGGAATCTCCAAGAACATTCCGATGCGCCCTTAACGTCCACTTCCTAGTAATGGTCTGAGACCGGACAACTCTGGCCATGAGGTGGTTAACCGTCCATACTTCTGGAGGTCTTCCAATGGCTTTTGCCGATCCCCAATCCGTAACAATTAACTCTGTTGCACAGTCGATGCCAAGGATTCAAACCCTTGACAACGGCTCCAAAACCATCTACCAAAAGGCAGATGGAACTTGGAAGTTAACAATCTCTCACAAAGTTGCCGGCTCCCCAAAAACGGGTCAGCGGGTTAACTCTATGGTGAGAATTGACCAAATCTCGATTGTCGCAGATCCGTTGACATCTGTCAACGATTTTGAGACTCTCAGTTTTTGGCTTGTGTTTGACCGGCCTATGGCTGGTTTCACACAGACTCAGTGCGAACAGATTGCAGCCGGGCTTAAGACCTGGCTGGATAACACTGCTATCGGTAAGTTGTTTGGGAGGGAATCTTAATGCCCTCAAAAACTACAACCCGATCAAGTAAGGTCGAAACCTTTCTCTTCTGGGCTGCTTTTACTCAACAATTAGCGGCTCTTGTTCTTGGTACCGTGCAACAAGTGCGCGATTCTAAGAAAACTTTAGAGAAACCGGACGAATCCGATTTGGATTTTAATCCGGGGCCTCAATGAGCATTGAGTGTTATCAGTTACGGGTTGCCCCCGTAATTTCAGGGGGGAGGCACTAGTCGTTGGTTTGAAGATTTCCTTCCATTCGGGAGGTGTCTTGAAAAGCAACGATAGTTCTAAAAGAACTAGAAGTGATCTCTTGGAGATCTCAGTTTGCATCTATCTAGATGCTACTGAGAGCTGCCTCGCTGATGTCTCTGATTTACGTGACCTCGATACTTTGAGATCACGAGTCGAAGATGAAGGGATATCCTTTCTTACGATAACCCTCCCCCAATTTTGTCGCGACTTCGAGAGAAGTCTTGACATTGGGTTTATTGACTCAAAGAGCTTCCGAAATTTTCGAAAGTTCCGAGCAATCCCCTCATTTCTAAGAGGTATGCTCAGTCAAATCTTCGATCTTGAGACAGGGAGAATTTATGACAAAGATTCAGATATTACAAACGTTGTCCCCTCTATTGTTGATTGCGTTAGACAAATCTGTCTCGCTTTCAAAAAGATGGAACTGGAGTGTACGCCCGAGAGGACGTCCTCCGCGTTTTCGAACTTTGTCACAATTGAACAGTCCTTTGAGATGTTCTCGCTGCCGAGAGAGGACTCAGACTATTTTGGTCTGGTTTCCTCTGTTCTTTGGGGTAATTTGTTGGGCATTGTATTGCCTGACGACCTTACTCCTAAGCACGGCCCCGGAGCCACTGCCGAGCGCATTTCCGGAAATCGGAAGTACGTCTGGCAGCGTTGGCATGAACGCCTCGAAATTTATTTCCCCTTCTTCGGTAATGCCTATCCAATAGGCGCCACTGATTCGGAGGAGTTCGAGAAAGTATCGTTCATATGCCAGGAAGAGGAGCAACCCGTTCGGGTTACTCCCGTTCCGAAAACACTCAAAGGTCCCCGTATCATAGCTATAGAGCCTGTTTGCATGCAATATGCTCAACAGGCTGTCTTGAGTTACCTCGTTAAGAGGCTCGAGACGTTCTGGTT